AGCAGATTATTGTAGAAAAAATAAATTAAATAGAGGTAATATGAGTTCATTAGCAAATAACAAAATATCATATTACAAAAATTATAATGTGAGGGAAATAAATGCCAAGTCCAACAGACTTTAACCTATCGCCATATTATGATGATTTTACAGAGTCAAAGAAGTTTCATAGAATACTTTTTAGACCCTCATTTGCAGTACAGGCGAGAGAGTTAACACAAGCACAAACGATTTTACAAAATCAGATGGAGAGGATGGGTGACCATTTTTTCAAACAAGGTGCTATGGTTATTCCTGGTCAAGTTGGCCTAGATGTAGAATACTATGCTGTTAAACTATCAGCTAAATCATTATCAACATTAAGTAGTTATAACAATGTAGAGGTTACAGGAGCAACTTCAGGTGTTGTTGCCACTATTGTTAATACAGTAATAACAGATGGTACTGATCCAGATACTGTTTATGTAAAATATTCTAAATCAGGAACAAATAATGTCGCATCAGTTTTTCAAGATGGCGAAACATTAAATTGTTCAATTGATAGTGCTAATCAAACATTAACCGTTTCTACAACAGCAACAGGTTCTGCTGCTTCCGTTAAACAAGGTATTTACTACATCAATGGATTTATGGTTCAAACTAGCGATCACACGCTTATCTTGGACAAATATACTAATTCGCCTTCATATAGAATTGGCTTTACATTAACTGAATCTTTTGTCACTTCAAATGACGATACATCTTTAAATGATAATGCTGCCGGTTCATCTAATGCAAATGCTCCAGGAGCTCACAGATTTAAAATAGATTTAACTTTAGCTAAAAAAACATTAGCTTCTACTGAAGATTCAAACTTCTATGAAATATTAAGAGTAGAAAATGGAGTTATAAGATCACAAGTAAGAAGTACAGACTATAACGTTTTAGAAGAAACTTTTGCTCGTAGAACATTTGACGAATCAGGCGATTATACTTTAACTAATCCTGATTTTGATGTAAGAGAACATTTAATTTCAGGTAACAATAGAGGTATCTACACATCAGGTAATGGTGGTGATGCTACTAAATTAGCTATAGGTGTTTCACCGTTTAAAGCATATGTTAGAGGATATGAAAATCAAATTTTAACAACAACTTTTTTAGATGTAGATAAATCGAGAGATACTTTTACAGAAAATAATAATAAGACAAGATTTAATTTAAAGAACTTTGTAAATGTTTCTAACGTTTATGGTTCTCCAGATGTTGGTTTTGTATCAGGTGATGTTGAAGCATTTAAGGCTGTAAACCTTTATAAAGATTCTACTGCTAGCAGAGGTACGCAAGTATCGACAGTTGGAGTAAATGTTCCTCAAATTGGAAGAGCTAAATCACGTGGATTTGAATTTGTTACTGGAACAGAGAGTACAGATATCTATGCTAACACATCAATTTATAGACATTATCTATTTGATATAGAATTATTTACACATTTAAATTTACAAAGTACAGGCGCCTTTACAACAGGTGAAGTAGTATCTGGTTCAACATCAGGTGCAACTGGTGTAGTTATGTCTATGACTGCTACAAAAAGTACAGCAGTAACATCTATTTCTGTTGCTAATCCAGGAGTTGTAACTTTAAACGCTCATGGATTTGTTGATGGTCAACAAATTACTCTTTCAGGTGGCACGTATTCAGTTGCTTCATCTGCAGTATCAACAGATACAGTTTACACAGTAAAAAATTCAGCAACTAATACATTTGAACTTTTTGATGAAGCTGGAACTGCATCTGTAAATGTTACAGCCCATAGCGCTGGCCCAACAGCTAAACATACTGTTGTTGTGGTATCTAACGTACAAGGAACTTTTAGTTCAGGAGAAACTATAACAGGAAATATATCGAATGTATCAGGTACTATTCAAGCTAATAGATTTGGTCTATCAGGTGTAACAACTTTTGATTTTTCTACTATTAAACAAATTGGTATGGCTGGTAGTCCTACTTACACAGCAGATGTTAAAGTAGATTCAACATATGGTAACAGTACAGCCTTAACAGGAAACATAACAGTCGCAAATAGTGACGCTACTATTTTAGGAAAAGGAACAACATTTAATTCTGATCTAAAAATAAGTGATTCAATTACATTTACAAACAATGCAGGTGGAACAGTTACTAAAATAGTTAAGTACATTGTTTCAGACACAGAATTAGAATTAACAGCTAACGTAGGTGGTAGTGATGTAACAACTGCTGGTGTGATTACAAGAAATAGAACAAAATTACAAAATCCTGAAAATAATATTTCAGTATTTAAGCTTCCAAACATTAATGTTAAGACTTTAAAAACTACAAGTAATAGTGGTGCAACAGATACCAATTTTAATGTAAGAAGAAACTTTACAGGTACATTATCATCAACAGGTACTGTTACAATTACTGCTGGAACAAACGAATTGTTTACTTCACAATCAAATACTGACTATACGGTATCTGTGATGACAACAGGTTCTGGCGGAACTGGAGCAGTTGGTGATGTTTTAAATACATCTGGTAATAACCACGAGGGTAGTGCTATCTTTATATTAGGAGGTTCTCCAACAGGTAAAACTTTAACATTTGATTTTGGTGCAAATCTTCAAGGACATAAAGTTAAGATTTTAGCAACTATATCACGCTCTGTTGCTGGTTCAAAAACAAAAACACTAAACGCCGCTTCAACAGTAGCAATATCTTCTCAATCTATTATTGAACAAGGTACTATTGGTTTAGCTAAAGCTGATGTTTACAAAATTAACAATATTTACATGGCAGCTAATTTTAGTACAGCAGCTACAACAGGAAATACAAATATTACAAGTCGTTTTGATTTAGATAATGGACAAAGAGATAACTACTATGATATTGGAAGAATAAAATTAAAACCAGGTGCATTGAAACCAACAGGTCGTTTATTAATTGACTTTGATTATTTCTCTCACGGTTCTGGAGATTACTTTGATGTCGATAGTTATTCAGGTGTAATTGATTATGAAGATATACAAAGTTATTCATCCGACACAACAGGAATTAAATATCAATTAAGAGATAGTTTAGATTTTAGACCTAGAGTTGATGACGATTCAACTGTTTCTGGTTCTACTTCAGGTTCTGATTTTGAAAGAAGTTATAATGGAATAGGTTCTTCAACATTAGATGTTGTAGAATTTAATTCAGATGTTACAACTGATTTCCAATTCTTTATAAACAGAATTGATAAAATTTTCATTACACGAGAAGGTACATTAAAAGTATTAAAAGGTGCTGCAGCACTTAATCCATTAAAACCTGGAAATTTAGAAGGACATTTACATTTAGCAACATTAAGAATACCTAGTTATACTTTAACTACTGATGATGTAATTGTTGAACAAGAAGATAACAAACGATTTACAATGAGAGATATTGGTCGTTTAGAAAAAAGAGTCCAAAATGTTGAATACTATACTCAACTATCTTTATTAGAAGCAGATGCTCAATCTTTACAAATACAAGACTCGGAAGGTTATGATAGATTTAAAAATGGATTTGTTGTTGATAACTTCACTGGACATAACGTTGGTGATGTTGGAAATAACGACTATAAAATATCTATTGATAGAGGACGTGGTGAAGCAAGAACAATGTTTAATGAAGACGTTGTGGAATTAGAAGAAGTAGATAATGATGGTACAGCAATTTTAGAAGCTGATAGAACAGCAGCAGGTTACCAAAAAACAGGTGACTTAATTACTTTACCTTATACAGAAACTTCAGTTATTGAACAGCCGTTTGCTACAAAAACAGAAAATTTAAATCCATTCTTAATTTTTGATTGGATTGGTTCAATAGAATTAAATCCACCGTTAGATGAATGGAAAGAAACGGAACGAGCACCAGAATTAGTAGTTAATGTAAATGGAACTTTTGATAACTTAGCAATTAATGCTGGGTTGAATAATACCACCACTTCATCAATACCTCTTGGTACAGAATGGAATGAATGGCAAGATCAATGGTCAGGTAATCCTAGAACTTCAAGATCACAAATGGGTAATAAAATTACAACTACAACAAGTGTTGATGTAGTTCAAACAAGAGCAGGAATTAGAAGTGAGATTATTCCTCAAACTGTTACTCAAAGTTTAGGTGATAGAGTTGTATCTGTTAACTTCGTACCATTTATTAGAAGTAGAACTATTACATTTACTGCTCAAGGATTAAGACCTAATACAAAAGTTTATCCTTTCTTTGATAATATTGACATAGCAAGTTATGTAACTCCTAGTGGAGGTTCTCTTGGAGGAAATTTAATTACGGATACAAATGGTTCTGTTGTAGGAACATTTGCTATACCTGATTCTAAAGTAAATTCAAATCCAAGATGGCGTACTGGAACAAGAGTATTCAGATTAACAAGTTCATCTACGAATGCTAATGATGTTACAGCATCAGCAACTTCAGGAGAGGCTGATTATGTTGCTAGAGGTTTACAAGAAACTGTTAGAGAAGGTATTATATCTACGAGAGAAGCTGTAACTGTAAGAACTCAAACATCTCAAACGAGTACGGTTAGTAGAGTTACAAGTAGATCAGTACAAATGATTAACAGAGATCCTTTAGCACAATCGTTCTCTATTGATACAGCAGATGGCACATTTGTTACGAGTTTAGATGTTTACTTTGCTACAAAATCTACTACAATTCCTGTAAGAGCAGAAATTAGAAATATGGTTAATGGATATCCAGGTTCAACTATTGTACCATTCTCACAAAAATATTTAAATCCAGCTGATATTAATTTAAGTACAGATGGAACTGCATCAACAACATTTACATTCCATTCGCCTGTATATCTAAATGAAGGTGTAGAGTATTGTATTGTTTTAAAATCAGAATCATCTGACTATACAGTATATGTTGCTAGATTAGGTGAAACTGCTTTAGTTTCAGATAGAACGGTATCAAAACAACCTGCTTTAGGTGTATTATTCAAATCTGCTAATAACTCAACTTGGTCTCCTGAACAAATGGAAGACTTGAAATTCAATTTAAAGAAAGCTGTATTTACAACTAATACAACTTCTACTGTCACATTAGCAAATAAATTACTACCAAGTAAAATACTTGATACCAATCCAATGAGAACATTTAATGGAACAGGTTTAATTAGAGTATTCCATAAAAATCATGGACACCACTCTACAGCAGATAACGTAACTATTTCAGGTATTGCATCTGGAACATATAACGGTATCGCACATTCAGTTATTAATGGAACTTACACATCTATATCAAACATAACTTTAGACAGTTATGATATTACTACAACAGGTACTGCAAATGCTTCAGGTGATATTGGAGGTTCAACTGTTTCTGCCACTCAAAATAGATTATTCAATGTAATTCAATTACAAATAGGAACTGTAGTACACCCAGGAACAACTTTATCGCCAACATTAAGAACAACAAAAGGTCGTTCAGTAAATGGCGTAGAAACTCCATTTGTATTACAAACTGCTTCATCAATACATCAAGTAGTAAATGGTGACAATATTTATTTTGGTGTACCTCGAATGGTTGCAAGTGGTATTAATGAAACAAATGAAATGGCTAGTTCTCAATCTTTATTTGAAAATTTAGCTATTACAACAAGTAATGCTAACTTATCACCAGTAATTGATGTTAAGAGATTAAATGCTTTTGTTATTTCTAATAGATTAAATAATCCTTTAGTTTCTTCTACAAATACATTTACAGGAGATGGCTCAGATACAACATTCACACTTTCAGGTACTCCAACTAGTGTTCACTTATTATCAGTCAAGAAAAATGGAGAAAAATTACAACCGGTTGATGACTTTACAGTTTCAGGTACAACTTTAACTATGGCTGTTGCACCAGCAAGTGGTTCAAGTGTTGTAGCAAAAATTACAAACACAGTTAATTTTGAAGAAGACACAGCAGTAGAAGGTGGTTCCTCAGAGGGTGCTTACATTACAAAAAGTATTGCTCTAGCAAATACATCAACTGCTTTAGATATAAGAGTTGCTGCAAGTATACGTTCAACTTCTTCTATTAAAGCATACTACCGTTTATCTGGTGGTGACGAAACTAGAAGAATTGAAGATATTGAATTTACACCATTTAATACTGATGGTAGTTCAGATGTTGCTGTTGATCCATCTACGGGAGATATTACACTAGACAATAATTTTAAAGATCACAAATTTAGTGTTTCAAATACACACGACTTTACTTCATTTCAAATTAAAATTGTGTTTAATGGAACTAACTCCGCTTTTCCGGCGAGATTAAAGGACTTCAGAGCAATTGCTCTGGCAATTTAGTATGTTAAGAGTAAAAGTAGAAGGATATAATAGTTTAGTAAGAGATGTTAGTTCAAACGCTATCGTTAATACTAATACAAGTGAATATTCAGTGTATTTAGCAAGAGTTAAAGCTAGACAAAAAAATGGTGATGATTATAGACACGCAGTTAAAGAGATAAATAGTTTAAAGGAAGAATTACGAGAAATTAAGTCTTTATTAAAAGGTATAACAAAGAAGTAAAATGGCAATTAGAACAATAGCATTAACAGACACATTAGAAACTTTTAGAACAGAGTTTAATAATATGACATCACTAGATTTTGGTGATGCAGCAACACTAGCTGGAGCAGGATTATCTTCTACGACCGTTGTAGGTGCTGTTATTGAACTTGCTGGAGTTGTAGCAGCTGCTCAAGGGTTTTATATTAATGATGGTACAACTTCACAACTTATTGGTGCCGGTCAAACTATTAACCTAGCCAGTTCTTCAAACATAAACGCAGTAGTTTCAGCTACAGACACACTAACATTAAATTTAACTGATAGTATAAGTGTTTCAGGAACATCACATACTTTTGGTAACATTACAGTTGCAAATGGTTCAATAACAGATTCAAGTGGTTCTATCACTTTTGGTAATGAAAACTTATCAACATCAGGTAGTTTAAACATAACTGGATTGACTACCCTTGCATCGGCAACTATGTCTGGTATACAACTGACAACAAATGGAACTATTATTTTTGAAGGTTCTTCAAATGATGATAATGAAACAACATTAACAGTTACTAATCCTACAGCAGATAGAACAATAACTATACCAAATGAAACAGGTACACTTATAACATCAAATGGAATAGACGTGATTTCAGAATCTATGATGGCAGATCAGGCTATTAGCTCTGTACAAATGAAAACTCTTTCTACGTTACAAATATTAAATTCGGCAGGTACTGTCGTTAAAACTATTCACGGAGCAGGTGTATAAAAACCTGTATAAATAACTATATAATAAAAAAAATGGAGTAATTATGACTGAAGAAGTAAAACAAGAAACAATAGCTACAGCACCAGCTGAAGCACCAACACAACAAGCAATAACTGATTTGATAACAATTGATGGAAAAGAATATAGCCTAAACGCATTACCATTAGTGATTAGAAATGGTCTTGTTGCTAGACAAGAAATACAACAATCAAAAATACGACACGAAATGGAACTAGAGAAAATTGAAGTTCTAACTAATCATTATAATGATAAGATTAAAAAAGGATTAGAAGAATTCAATGGCAGCGACAGCAAACCTAAGGATTGATCAGGGAACCACTTTCACGACAGACGTTACCGTTATCGGGAGTAGCGGTGATGCCTTTGATTTAACTGGATATAGTGCTATTGCTAAATTAGCAAAAGGCTACTCTAGTACATCAACCAGAACATCTTTTACAACTACAATCAATTCTGATCCTACAACTGGTATAATTACACTCTTATTATCAGCAGATCAAACAAATGCTCTTGAAGCTCCTGCTAGATATGTCTATGATATAGAGATATTAAAGACTTCCGATAGCACAGTTACTAGAGTTATTGAAGGAATTATTACAATTAGTCCATCTGTTGCTACTTAATCTTTGATAAATAGTTATTATAAATATACTATAAGGAAGAGAGAGATTTATGGCTACAGCAAAGATTAATTCAAGTAATTCAAGCCTTAGAGCACAAATCAATTCAAGCGATTCGTCAGGACCTAAACAGGTTTCTATATCCGTACCTAGCGCAGTAGTTTCTCAAACCTTTAAACAATTAAATGACGTGAATGTCACGGACCTAGTAGATGGTGCCTTGATACAATATGATGCTGCATCAGATAAATTTGTAACAAAAAATGAAATATTAACAACCACAGGAACTTTAACAATAACTGGTGGATCATTTTAACAAGAGAGAAATTAAATGGCAACAATAATTCAGATTAAACGATCCGCAGGAGCAACAGCACCCTCTACCCTTAAACTTGGAGAATTAGCCTATACTTATTCTACAGGTACTCAATCTAATCTAGGAGATAGACTATTCGTTGGAGAAGGTGGAGTTGATAGTAACGGAGATTCAAACGTTATCTCGGTAATTGGTGGAAAATATTTTGCAGATAAACTAGATCATGTACATGGTACATTAACTGCTTCATCAGCTTTAATAGTTGATACTAACAAAGCAATAGATGAAATTCTTATAGGTAATAGTACAACAGTTGGTGGTACTTTAAAATTCAATGAAGGTACTAACAACGGTAGTAGTTATGCTGCCATTAAAGCTCCTAATACTTTAGCAAATAATATTACTTTTACATTACCAAGTGCTCATGGAACTGCCAATCAAGTTATACAAACTAATGGTTCTGGTGGTGTTTTAAGTTTTGTTACTGTTGCTACTGGTACATCTACAACAACATTTACAAACAAAACATTTGATGCTAACGCAACAGGCAACTCAATAACAAATTTAGAAGTAGCTGATTTTGCTTCAGGCGTTATCGATACAGATATATCAACTGTTTCTGGATCAGATGATACAATTCCTTCAGCTAAAGCAGTTAAAACTTATATAGATGCACAAGTTCTTGCGGTAGATGTTGATATAGCAGGTGACACAGGTACAACTGCCATCACAGATGCTGAAACATTTACGTTAGCAGGTGGAACAGGTATTACTTCTGTTGCTACTGATAACACAGTAACATTTAATATTAATAATACAGTTGCAACATTAACAGGAACACAAATTTTAACTGGTAAAACAATTGATTTAACTGATAATACTGTAAACGGTACTTTCGCAGAATTTAATACTGCTGTATCAGATGCAACTTTAGTTTCTACAACAGGTACAGAAACATTATCCGGTAAAACACTTACAGCACCTAAATTTGTTGACGGTGGTTTTATTGCTGACGCTAATGGTAATGAGTTAATTCTTTTACAAACAGAAACATCTGCTGTTAATGAATTAGAAGTTACTAACGCAGCTACATCTAACGCTGTTAAGATTGCTACTTCAGGTGGCGATACAAACATTGACTTAAAACTTAGTCCAAAAGGCACTGGTGTTGTTGATGTTGACACAAGTAGAATTACAAATGTAACTGATCCCTCTGGATCACAAGACGCTGCTACTAAAGCATATGTAGATAGTGTTGCGAACGGATTAGATGTTAAAGAATCGGTTAGAGTTGCTACAACAGTTGCTCTTGCTACTTCAACTTATAATAATGGTAATGGAACAATCACTGCTAACGCCAATGGTGCTTTAGCGATTGATGGTGTTACACTTACAAGTGGCGATAGAGTTTTAATTAAAAATCAAGCAAGTGCTGTTCAAAATGGTATATACACAGTTACAACAACGGGTAGTGGTTCGGCTGCTTTCGTATTAACAAGAGGTCCAGACGCTGACACAGCTGCTGAATTAACAGGTGGAACATTCTTCTTTGTTGAAGATGGTACAACGAATGCTGAAAATGGTTATGTTGCTACTCACAATGGTACACCTACATTAGGTACTACTAATATAGTATTTGCTCAATTCTCTGGCGCTGGTCAAATTACTGCTGGTGCTGCTTTAAGTAAAAGTGGTAATACTTTAACTGTTGAAGTTGATGACTCTACAATTGAAGTATCAGGTGACGCTTTACAAATTAAAGCTTCAGGTGTTGGTACTAACCAAATAGCTGATCTTGGAGTTACAACAGGTAAAATTAATAATCTTGCTGTTACAGCTGGTAAATTAGCAACTACTTTAGATTTATCGGGTAACACAATTACTTTACCTACTAGTTTTACAACAAACACAGGTACACAAACATTAACTAATAAAACAATTAATGGTCCTGACAATACTTTAACTAATATACCTAATACCGCATTATCTAACAGTACAGTTACAGTTACCGGTGATACAGGTACACAAGCAATTGATATTGGAGATACCTTAACAGTAACAGGTGGTGAGGGTATAGATACTTCACAATCTGGAGATACATTAACTATCGCAGCTGAACTAGCAACTTCTTCAAATAAAGGTGTTGCTTCATTTAGTACTGATAACTTTGCAGTAAGTACAGGTGTGGTAACAGTAACAATTATTGACGGCGGAACTTATTCATAACAATTACGTTAGTACTAATGGAGTTAATTTACTATGGCAACAGTTATAAAATTAAAAAAAAATGAGTCAGCAAATAATGTTCCAACTACTTCCGACATAGTAGTAGGAGAAGTTGCTGTAAATACGACTGATAAAAAAATTTACGTTAGAGACTCTTCAAATAACATAGTTCAAGTAGCTTCTAATGATATTGACGAGGCAACTGCTTTAGCAATAGCACTAGGATAATATATGGCAAATACATTTAAGACTAAAACATTTGGTGGAGGAAGTACAAGTGCTAGTACGGCTATGACCATTTATACAGTGCCATCAACTACAACAGCAATTGTTCTAGGACTTACTCTTTCAAACATATCATCAGCGAATTTAGAAGTTACTGTTACACTCGACAATAATGATGGAGATAATGTTAGCATTGTTACAAATGCAGAAATACCTGCTAAAGCGTCTTTAGAGATTATGACAGGAAACAAGTACGCTATGGAGACAGCTGATGTTTTAAAAGTTACATCAAACACTAACAATAGTGTTGATACAACTTTAAGCATAATGGAGATCGCATAGAATGGCCTCCTATCTTGGTAAACCTCCAGTAAGAGTAACTGTAATTGGTGAAGATACAATCATCTCATCAAGCATACTAGACAACTCAATCACATCATCAGATATACTTAACTCAACCCTTACTGGTGCTAATTTAGCAGATAATATTGTACTTACTACTACAGGAAATATTTCAACAACCGGCGATCTAACAGTAGATACAAATACTTTATATGTTGACTCTACAAATAATAAAGTTGGTATAGGTACAACAATTCCTGTAGGTAATTTTCATGTTAAAAGTACTGGTGTTACCAATAATTTTTTTGAAGGAGGAAATGCAACTTTAAGAATTTTAACAAATTCCACTGGAATAAACTATATACAATCAGGTACTTCAACATCTACGTCCTCAGCGCCTCTTCAAATTACAGGTATTAATGGACAAAATCCTACAATGGCATTTGACATATCAAATCAAAGAGTTGGTATAGGTACAACAAGTCCGTCACAAGCATTAGGTATAGTAGGTAGCATATCAGCAGGTAATTCTGATGGTAACCATGAGATTTCTTTAAGTAGAACTATAAGTAGTCCTTCTTCAATTAAATTACAAGCACATTCAAACGAACCTAAAATTATGTTTGCGACAAATGGTGTGGCCAATTATGGATTAAGATTTACTGATGCCAGCGATAATATATTAATGAAATTAACAACATCAGGTAATTTAGGAGTAGGAAGCTCAGTACCTGGTAGAACTTTATCAGTATTTAAGTCAGACTACCCTACAATACAATTAGTTAATTCAACAACTTCAACTGGCGCTACTGAAGGATCTATATTTCAAGTACATCATACCGACATGGATTTGGTTATAAGAAACCAGGAAAATGCTGATATAAGATTTGATACAAACGGTGCTAATGAACGTATGAGAATTATGGCTGATGGTAAAGTTGGTATAGGTACAACAAGTCCATCACAAGCATTGCATGTTGTAGGTAACATACTTGGAACAGGCACAATAGAAGCTTCTAATTTTAAACAAGAAGGCACTAATTTCGTAGATTCAATTCTAGTAGGTACTAATACTACTGGTACTTTAGATACTGCTACTTGTAACGTAGGTGTAGGTGTTCTTGCTTTATCAAGTATTACATCTGGTTGTGAAAACGTAGTAATGGGACATAAAACTGGACACTGTATTACTACAGGTAAACAAAACACTTTCTTAGGTCATCATTCAGGTTGTCTTACTTCGACAGGTTTTGCAAACACAGCAATTGGTACAAGAGCAATGGCTAGTAATACAACAGGTAATAGAAATATTGCCATAGGATATAGAGCATTGGCAGCCAATGTTTGTTGTGCTGACAATATTGTTATTGGTCATCAAGCATTAGAACAGGCACCACAAGTTAAAGGTCATATTGCTATTGGTAATAGTGTTATGAGAAGCGCTGATGCTGGATCTGAATACAATATTGGTATAGGTGGAAATGCTTTATGTGGTAATACAACAGGTAGTTATAATGTTGCCATTGGTAATGGTTCTATGTTTAATGCTACAACAGCTGCTAATAATGTTGCAATAGGTTATTCTACTTTATATCATGGTACAACATATAGAGATAATTTTGCTTTAGGTTCTTGTACTATGTGTTGCGTTACAGGTAGTTACAATATTGCTATCGGTAACTCTAATATGAGAACTGCCTCAACAGCAGAAAAAAATACAGCAATTGGTTATCAAAGTATGCTAAGTACCACAACTGGTTCTGATAACGTAGCAATAGGCGCTTGTTCATTAAGAGCTAACACAATAGGTACTAGGAACACTGCAATTGGTATGGCAAGTTTACAATCTAACACAACAGGTGATGATAACTCAGCATTAGGTTCAAGTGCTCTTTATTCTAACACAACAGGTATTCGTAACACAGCGATAGGTAACTCTTCTTTGTATGCAAACACAACAGGTTATCGTAACACAGCGATAGGTTTTGATTCTCTTAAAGCTAATACATCAGGTATAGAAAACACAGCATTAGGTGCTAGTACACTTGAATCTAACACAGTAGGTTCTTATAACACAGCGATAGGTAGAAAAGCTCTTCGTACTAACACAATAGGTAACTATAACACAGTAATAGGTAATTATGCTCTTCAAGCTAATACAACAGGTCAATTAAATACAGCGATAGGTTATGGTTCTCTTTATGCTAATACAATTGGACAACAAAATGTTGCAATAGGTAAAGATTCTTTAAATGCTAACACAACAGGTAATTATAACGTAGCATTAGGTACTTGTAGTCTTCGTGCTAACACAACAGGTACTCAAAACACAGCATTAGGTTATCAAGCTCTTAAGGCTAATACAATAGGTAAAGAAAATACTGCTGTAGGTTATAATGCTCTTACTGCTAACACAACAGGTATTCAAAACACAGCGATAGGTAGTTCTGCTCTTTATGCTAACACAACAGGTGTTAATAACATCGCTTTAGGTTACCAAGCTGGCGACAATATTACCTCTGGTGATGGTAATGTAGTTATTGGAAAAGGAGATGTAGCAAGTGCTACTGGAGATAAACAATTAAA